TTGTAAAACTTGGATTGCCTGATTTGTAACAGAGCCTGAAGAATTAGCAACGGGAGCAGCTGTAGCACTAACACCCCCGACTTCAGCATATGCTTGAATTGGGAAAGCACAGTTAAGACCTATTGCGAGAAGATACTTGTAGTATCTGTGATACTTGTTATGTCTGTTGTTCTTTGAATTATCGTATGATTCTGCAGACCTGGACCGCTTAGGGTTTCTGTGAACTGAAACGCTGCTCCTGGTGTCGTCTGTGTGAATGACGGTTTGCTTGTTACGCCAGTCCATGATGAAGTCACTCCATTAATAGTTACATTATTGCTACCTGTTCCTGGAGAAAGATTTCCGCTAGCGGTCACTCCAGATCCCGTTACTGAATATTGATAACCAGTTGAATAGTCCATCGAGTTGATGGTTTCCGTTATCTTTTGTGTCGTCTCAGTGTGGCTAGTCATTGATCCCTGTGTAAAGTTGGGGACCACTGGGACCGCCATAGCAGGAGATCCCAGTAAGAATGCCACGAAAAGTAATCTCTTCATGGTATATAGTCTCAGTCGATAACGGTGATTTCGGAAACGAATTGTCCTGTCGCAGATGAACCTGCACCACCAGCAGTCAGCGTGATAGCATGAGTTCTATCGATCGTACCTGCGAGTGTGCTAGCAGAACCAGCAGCATAAGAGGTAAGGTTACCGAAGTTAGGAACATCACCTGTGCTAACAGCAGAGGCAGGAACACTATCTGCTGCGTTGTATGTTTCACTCAACGACCAATCTTGTCCAGATGTATTGACAGTGTATGTGCCAGCACCAGAGGTAGCACCACCCATCGTAGTGACCGAGATGTTAGAACCAGAAGCAGAATAACTACCACCGATTCTTACCGCAGTAGAGCGAGCAGCATCAACAGTCAGTTGGACCGAAGAGGCGTGCTTAGTAACAAGACCACCAGCGTATGCGGGGGTTGCCATCAAAATCATTACAATGGGAAGAAGTTTACGCATTTTTCCATTGATTTAGAGTCCTATGTATATGTAGGTCGTGAGAACCTTACATCGATGTTCGGGATAGCACACATACTACAGAATATGTAGTTTATTAAATAATACGGTTGCCTTCGGGGACCACACAATTAAACTCGCTTTAACAAGGAGCATAACAAATGACTGGACTTAGAAAGTTCGGCACCAAAGATTTGGGTGCCATCGTTGACGCTGCAGAAAGATACAGCGTCGGACTGGATGACATTTTCTACAGACTACATTCTTATGGGATGGGTTCTGTTAACGAAGCATATCCTCCATACAATCTCGTGAAAGAATCTGAGGTTAAGTGGCGGATTGAAATGGCACTTGCTGGCTGGGGTAAGGACGAAATCGAAGTAAGCACAGAATCGAACGTTCTCTTGGTCAGGTCAAAGGCGGCGAAGTCGAAAGGAGAAGAAGAGTATATGCATCGTGGCGTTGCAACTCGGACATTCGCCAGAGGATTCAACTTGAGTGATGATGTTGAACTTGGAACAGTGACTTTTAATAATGGTATGCTTGTGATAGAATTACGGAAGATTATTCCTGACCACCAAAAACTTAAAATTTATGACATCCAAGATTAAACAAATCCTGCGTCATCCTGTCACTCATTTTAATGTGTTGGTGGTAGGTTTCCTTTTTATTATTCAATCTATGCATACTCACGCTCACTACACTATGAGTCTTGATGCTGATAGTTACGTTCGTAACTTCTGCAAAAAGAATCTTGAAAAGTGTGAGAGGATTATTTCCGACTTAGATTAGTGTATACATAGTGTACAACCAAAGAGACCTCCCAGCGGGGTCTCTTTTTATTGGAGGTACTCTATGCAGATGTATTATGATTGTTGCCCTCCTGGGTTTGACGGTGACAGGGACATATTGACTGTGGAACTTCCTTCTGCTATTATGGAAGAAGTTGCACAGTACGCCCGCGCCATCGCCTATGAGAAAGGTGTAAAAGAGCAACGTGTCCTTAAGGATATTGTTCGCAAATCTATTCAAACTATCGAAAATCAAAGTTATGACCGTAAGAATCGCAAGGCTAAGAAGTGGTGAGGATGTCATCGCTGATATCCGTGAGGTGACTAAGAAGGACGATGACCAAGAACGTGCGCTAGCATTTCAGTTCATCTTTCCCTACAACGTAGACATTCAGGACAAGTTTGCTTTCCTTGCTGAGGGTACAACAGAAGAGTCTGAAGCACTTGCTCAACCCTCTATCATCCTGTATCCTTGGATGCCTCTGTCCGCACAGAAAGAAATCTTTGTCCGTCTGGATGAAGTCGTCAGCATTTATGATGCTCACTCTGCAGTGACAGAGAAATACTATGAACTCCTCGAACAAGTAATTACCAAAAATGGAAAATCTGAAGGTACTGATACTGAAGAACGGACGGATGAACCAGTACCTGCTGGGGCAACTGACTGAATTGGATGAGGAACCTAGTCTCCTCGTTGAAAATTGTTATCTTATCGTGAGCGATACGGAGCTCGACCCCTTTCCGTGCTATACTGCACAGAGAGACTTGTTCCTGCCAAGCGATAGTGTCTTCACTATCCTGGACCCGTCGCCAGTCATTACCGACCTGTACAAGAAGACTATTAGTAAATGAATTTCTACACCAACGTTCAACTCCTCGGTGATACTGTTCTTCATCGTGGGTATGGTGCTAGTGGGGAGAGACTTGAGTATCGCACTCACTTCTCTCCCACTTTATTTTTGACCACTCCTAAGGAGAGTAAGTTTCGTACTCTTGATGGTAAGTATGCTAAACCCATCAAGTTTGATTCTCCTAGGGATGCCAGGGAGTTTGCTGCAAAGTACGAGCAGGTAGAGAACGTACAGGTGTGTGGATATGAACGATTCATTTACCAGTATATCGCCAAGGAGTTCCCTGGTGAGATTGACTGGGATATGTCTGTCATGAATATCTGGGCAATCGATATTGAGGTTGCTTGCGAGAACGGATTCCCCAACGTTGAGGAATCTGCTGAGGAGATTCTTTGTATTACGATGAAGAATCTGATGACGAAGAAGTGGGTTTGCTGGGCAACTAGGGAGTTCACTCCTCCAACTGATATTGATATCCAGCATAAAATCTTCTGGACTGAGCATGAGATGCTAGAAGATTTCGTTACATGGTGGACACAGAACACCCCTGATGTCATCACGGGATGGAACTGCAACCTGTACGATATCCCGTATATCTGTCGCCGTGTTAGCCGTGTCCTGGGTGATAAGTGGATGAAGTCTCTGTCCCCTTGGAATCGGGTGAACGAGCGTGAGATTGTCATCATGGGTCGCAAGAACATTGCATACGATGTTCTTGGTGTATCAATCCTAGACTACTTGGACTTGTATAAGAAGTTTACTTATACTAACCAGGAGTCCTATCGACTAGACCATATTGCCCACGTTGAACTGGGTAAGAGAAAGTTAGACCACAGTGAGTATGAGAACTTCAAGGACTTTTATACTCGCGACTGGCAAAAGTTTCTAGAGTACAACATCCAAGACGTTGAACTTATCGACCTTCTGGAAGATAAGATGAAGTTGATTGAACTTGCTTTGACCATGGCGTATGATGCTAAGGTCAATCTGGAGGATGTGTACTCTCAGGTTCGCATGTGGGATACGATGATTTATAATTATCTGCTCCCTAAGAACATCGTTGTTCCACCTCGCAAAGGTGCTAACAAAGATGAGAAGTATGCTGGTGCATACGTTAAAGAACCTAAGCCTGGGTTGTATGATTGGGTTGTGTCGTTTGACCTCAACTCTCTATACCCCCACCTCATCATGCAGTACAACATCTCCCCAGAAACTCTTGTTGAAAGGAGGCATCCTCAAGCAACCGTAGAGCGTCTGTTGAATCAGGAGATTGATATCACTGGTGAGTATTGCGTCTGTGCAAACGGTGCCCAGTACCGCAAAGATATCCACGGGTTTCTACCCGAAATGATGAAGAAGATTTACGATGAAAGAAAAATCTACAAGAAAAGGATGCTTAAATCCAAGCAGTCCCTTGAGAATGCCAAGACACCTGCAGAGACCGTGGCACTACAAAAAGATGTTGCTCGATTCAACAACATCCAAATGGCAAGAAAAATCCAACTCAACTCTGCCTATGGTGCAATCGGAAACCAATACTTCCGATACTACAATCTGGCAAATGCTGAGGCGATTACCCTCTCGGGTCAAGTCTCGATTCGTTGGATTGAAAATCAAATGAATCAGTACCTGAATAAGGTACTCAAAACTGACGGCAAAGATTATGTTATTGCTTCTGATACTGATTCTATCTACCTCAATCTTGGTCCTTTGGTACAAGGTGTATTCAAAGGACGAGAGAAGACTAATGAGAGTATTGTGTCGTTCCTTGATAAGGTGTGTTCTGTGGAACTCGAACCTTTTATTGACCGCTCTTATGAGGCCCTGGCAACGTATGTTGGGGCGTATGAACAGAAGATGCAAATGAAGCGTGAGACTATCGCCAACAAAGGTATTTGGACTGCCAAGAAGCGATACATTCTCAACGCCTGGGACATCGAAGGTGTCCGATTTGCAGAACCCAAACTGAAAATCATGGGCATCGAAGCAGTTAAGTCTTCTACTCCTGGTCCTTGCAGGCAGAAGATTAAAGATGCCCTCAAGATTATTATGAATGGAACTGAGGAAGATGTGCAAAAGTTTATTGCCAACTTCCGAGAAGAGTTTCGTAACATGCCTGTGGAGGACATTGCATTCCCTCGTGGTTGTAATGGTGTGACCAAGTGGTCTAATCCTGCCACACTTTATAGCAAGGGTACGCCCATCCATGTTCGTGGTGCTATCCTTTATAATTATTATGTCAAAAAGAACAATCTCACGAGTAAGTATCCTCTGATTCAGGACGGAGAGAAAGTTAAGTACGTTTATCTCAAGACACCGAACAAGATTAATGAGAACGTAATTTCATTCTTCCAGCAGCTGCCGAAGGAGTTTGCTCTTGACAATATGGTTGACCATGAGTTACAATTCGACAAGAGTTTTCTAGAACCCTTGAAGGTCATCCTCGACACTATCGGGTGGAAACCCGAGAAGATTAACACCCTGGAGTTTTTATTCGCATGAACTTTTTACAAGACGTAGCAAAGGAGATTGGTAATGAATATGCAAGTCTTGTCAGCGATGGTGTCGCGGCAGGAGACACTGCTGATTACATTGATACTGGTAGTTACATTTTCAATGCTTTGGTTAGCGGTTCAATCTACGGTGGAGTCCCCTCGAACAAAATCACTGCTATCGCTGGTGAGTCTTCTACTGGCAAGACTTTCTTTTGCCTTGGGATTGTCCAGCATTTTCTTGAATCAAATCCCGATGCTGGGGTAATCTATTTTGAGTCTGAGTCTGCAATCTCTAAAGATATGATTGTGGACCGTGGCATTGATGCTCAACGGATGATGATTGTACCTGTTGCAACCATCGAAGAGTTCCGTACCCAGTCTTGCCGTATCCTGGACAAGTATATGGAACAGAAGGAAGAAGACCGTCAGCCTATGCTGTTTGTTCTTGACTCTCTGGGCATGCTGTCCACGGAAAAAGAAATCAATGATATCGGTGATGGTAAGCAAGTCCGTGACATGACCAAGAGTCAACTTATTAAGGGTGCATTCCGTGTGCTGACTCTTAAGTTGGGTAAAGCAAACGTTCCTATGCTGGTTACTAACCATACATATGATGTGATTGGTTCTTACATGCCCACCAAGGAAATGGGTGGTGGCTCTGGTTTGAAGTATGCATCTTCGACCATCATTTATCTTTCTAAGAAGAAAGAGAAAGACGGTACTGAAGTTGTCGGTAACATCATCAAGTGTAAGGCACATAAGTCTCGTCTCACGAAGGAGAATTCCCAAGTTGAAACTCGTCTTTATTACGACCGTGGACTTGACCGCTATTACGGACTACTGGAACTGGGTGAGAAGCACGGAGTATTCGAGAAGCGAGGGAATCGCATCATTGTTGGTGAATCTGCTGTTTATCCTAAGTCTATTCTTGCTGACCCCGAGAAATACTTCACGCCCGAAGTGATGCAAGCATTGGACGAAGCAGCAGCAATGGAGTTTAAGTATGGCAACTGATTTAGCGGGGTATGTACGGGTCTATGAAGACCTCGTACCCAAAGGTAAGTGTAAAGAGTATGTGGACTTCTACGAGAAGTTCAAAATGTATCATGATAAGATTGAGAATCAAGGAAGACCTAACTTTACTCAACTAAATATCACGGTGCAATCGGAGAAGGCGAAGGAGTTTGAGAACGTACAGAAGGAGTTAGTTGCTTTCTTCAATGAGGGGTTGCGAAAGTATGGAGCAGATGCTCCAGTAACAGACTTTCAATTCCCACCCAGATATGCGTACGAACACATTCGTATCAAGAAATATCGGAACAATGATTTGGACTGCTTTGACCTCCATACGGATGTCGGTGACTTCAATTCTGCCCGTAGGTTTCTTGCTTTCTTTCTTTACCTCAATGATGTTGAAATCGGTGGGGAAACTAACTTCCCCGATTTGAACGTAAAGGTTGCGCCAAAGGCAGGGTCTGTGCTAATATTCCCTCCGATGTGGCCCTGGCGTCATGCTGGTTTGAAACCTGTTACTGGTCCCAAGTACATCGTCGGAAGTTATCTGCATTACCTATGACAGTCGAAACTCTAATTCTCGATAATCTTATCTACGACGAGAATTACTTTCGCAAAGCACTTCCTTTCGTCAAGGAAGAGTATTTTGAGGATGGTGGGTGCAAGATTCTTTGTACTCAGATTCAAGAGTATGCTGAGAAATACAATGAGAGGGCGTCTATCAAGGCACTTCAAATTGATGTTGCAGACCGTAATGACTTGTCTCAAGAACAGTACAAGTCTTTACATACTATCCTCGATAGTCTTTGCTATGAGAACCATGAGGAGCACGAACTCCAATGGTTGCTAGACACTACTGAGAAGTGGTGTAAGGACCGTGCGATTTATCTTGCTCTCATGGAGAGTATTAAGATTGCGGACGGTCAAGATTTCAAACAGGACCGAGGTGCTATTCCCTCCATCCTGTCAGATGCGCTGTCGGTTTCTTTCGACACGCATATTGGTCACGATTACATTCCAGATGCAGATGCCCGCTATGAGTCTTACCATAAAGTCGAATCTAAAATCCCATTCGACCTCGAATTCTTCAACAAAATTACAAAAGGTGGGTTACCTAACAAGACTCTCAATGTCGCTCTTGCTGGTACGGGTGTCGGAAAGAGTTTATTCATGTGCCACATGGCTAGTTCCTGCCTCATGCAGGGGCGCAACGTACTCTACATTACATGTGAAATGGCAGAGGAGAAGATTGCTGAGCGAATTGACGCAAACCTCCTCAACGTAAATATTCAGGATTTGACTGACCTTCCTAAGTCCTTGTTTGATAACAAGATTAAGAACCTTAGTGCTAAGACTCAGGGTAAACTTATAATTAAAGAGTACCCCACGGCATCCGCACATGTCGGTCATTTTCGGTCTCTTCTTAATGACCTTGCTCTTAAGCGGAGTTTTAGACCTGATATTATCTTCATTGATTACCTTAATATTTGTGCATCATCTCGCTACAAGGGAGCAATCGTTAACTCATACACATACATTAAAGCAATTGCAGAAGAGTTACGCGGGTTGGCGGTGGAGTGTAATGTCCCTATCGTCTCTGCTACTCAGACCACTCGTTCAGGCTATGGTAGCTCTGACGTTGACATTACTGATACTTCTGAGTCCTTTGGTCTCCCTG